AGATGAAAACATAGCCTATGCGCGAGATCAATTGGCTAGTTTAGAAAACTCGCCTTTTTACAGAGAAACTGGAGTGATTCCCGAGTTAAGACAAGTCTTGGCGGGTTTCGAAACTGAGAAGTACCTTAACAATTGGATTGACACTAAGCTTGGCAAATACGTTAAAAATGAGATGGGTACGCCTGAAGACCCGTTGAGAAAGCTTGCTGAACGGGGCGTTTTACATTTTGAGCCCGAACGTGACTGGGACACGTACGGTTTGACGTACGGACGTCGAGACGAAGGATTTCCTGAAGAAGGCGTTGCTCAAAGTGAGCTGGCCAAACGCTGGGAAGACATGGCCGATAGGGAGATTGGCATAGAAAAACAAGAACACTTTGTACAAGGTGCGGAAAAATTAAATTATCGCGGTGCGCAAGAGTTTATAGCAAACAACCCGTGGGTTAAAAATCTAAGCCCAGAGACCCCGTTGTATTCTATGTCACCCAGTGCCCGGAGAGGCGATGACACCTTAGGTTTTGGACATCTGATTGATGAGTTACGAAACGCCAGTAACCCCCAGTCAGGTTTGCCTCGTGAGCTTCAACTGGACCCCAAAAAGCTTGATAAAATCTCCGTGCCTCAAGCGGTTGAACTCGTTGATAAAATTAACAAATGGCGCTTAGAGAATGTCAAGAACCTTCAGCTTGAAGAGACGCTCAAGGCTGATCTTTACAAGGCGTATCCAAAGCAAAAGTATCGTTGGGTGCAACTGAATAGGCCTGGGCAGTTTGCAGCCGAGTCCGATGCTATGGGTCACTCGGTCCGTGGTTACGAGCCCCCGGAAAATGGGGGCAGTGAATTCTATGGACTTGGTGGCTGGAAGGCCATTCAGTCAGGAAAGGCCAAGGTCTACTCCCTTCGTGATGAGAAGGGTCAGCCGCATGTGACGATTGAAGTTCAATCTAATCCTTACGCTCCAAGGTGGCGGGTCGTCAAAGAATATTTACCGCAAGCCGAGGAAATGCTGCGTGCTCGCGGAGTTACCAATGCAGACGAGCGAGAAATCTCTGAATTGGCAACCGAATTAGCTAAAGAAAAAATGCCTCCGTTGATTCAACAAATTAAAGGCAAGGGCAATGGTGAGGTAGCCAAAAAGTACTGGGACTTTGGGCAAGATTTTGTAAAAAGTGGAAACTGGTTTAGTGTCAAAGACCTACAAAACATTGGTTTGATAGAGCTTGACCCCGCAAGTGATTTAGCCAAGAACATCCAGGCCGCAGGAGGCGAACCGCCAAAATTCGTGACTCAACAAGAGCTTACTGAGTTGCGGCGTCAATACGGTGATCCTACAAAAGGCTACAAAGAAGGCGGCCTCGTCGATAATTTAAATGAAATATCTGAAACTCCACAACTGGACGCTCAAGGTCGGTTGATCGATGATCGTGAGGAAATCCGCTCGGAATCTCGGCGCATGTTGAATCGTTTGCAAAGTCAGCCAAGCAAGTTACCACCAGGACTAAGGCGCGCGATTGCTGGAACACGGGCCCAAGGCCGTGAGTCAATGGTTCCCCTGGCTGCGTCCGCAAGAGATTTCTTAGCCGGGGTCATGGGTGCAAGTCCCACGGCCCCTGGGTCTGAGGCTTATCGGACAGGTCAGGCGCTTGCCAACATGCCTCCTGTGAAGGCTGCTGCTGTACCGGCAAAAATTGCCTCCTCTGCGGGTGACGCGGCTACAGCGCTTGCTGCCGTGCTTGGGAGCGCCCGCCCAGGCATCATTGAGCGCATCATTGAGGCCGCACGGGACTCTACCGCGTTTAAAGGGCGTGGCCTGTTAGCAAAACCTGAGATATTCTCCACCAAGGAGAGGATGGATGAGCTGCGTAAGCAGGGCATTGACGTAGAACGCACGTGGTTACGTGGCAAGAAGGACACTGGCCGGGGGTTTCAGAAACCACTTCCGTATGAATACTCGTTAGCGCTTTACGAAGAGCAAGGAAGACCTGATGCGGTTGAAAGAGCTTTGAAAGGAAAAAGACCCTTTAACTACAGCGAGACACTGGCTCGCCAGCCCGGGGATCGCGACGTCACTAAATCTAACACTAAAGGCGGCGTTTGGTTAACGGAAAGCCCAACGATTGCAGAATCGTACTCAGGAAATAAGGGCTTCATTATTCCTGTTCTGACTCGCAGACCCGACGTTGTGCTCGATGCCAAAGGTAAGAACTGGGATAAATATTTTGATGCCAGCAAAGAATTTAAAGAGGCTCAATACGATCCAAAGGTTAAAAGCATAGAGGTACGAAATGTTATTGACTTTGGCGGTAGGAGCGAACTTCCCTTTGGTCTGTCTGAGGATGAGTTTAACAAACTTTTGACAGCAAACAATCTCTTTGTTAAGAGGCCTTTTGTGGACAAAGACGTTGTCAGCAAACTGACTGGAGAACCTTTCCCCTTCAAACACGGCGGTGCCGTGAGCCGCGCCACATAAAGGAACACCTATGCCCATTGACAAAGCACTTAACCAAGCTCCTGTGATGGACATTGTTATTGCAGAAAGCATTCCAGACCAGGACATTGAGGTAATTATCGACGAGGACGGCGGTGCGACCGTGGAGATCGGCGCAGAGGAGGCCACGGAAGTTGACTTCTACGCCAACCTGGCCAACGTGATCGAGCCGGAGGTCTTGACCAGGATTGCTTTGGACGTGTCGGCCATGTACGAGGCCGACAAGGGTTCGCGCTCGGACTGGGAGAACATGTTTGCCAAGGGCATCAACTTGTTGGGCCTGAAGATGGAGGAGCGTACCAAGCCCTTCCGTGGCGCAACGGGCGTGACGCACCCCATGCTGATGGAGGCGATCATCCAGTTCCAGGCGCAGGCCTTCAAGGAGCTGATGCCTGCCGGTGGGCCTGTGCGCACGCAGATCATGGGCAAGGAAACGGTAGAGAAGTACCAGCAAGCCTCGCGCGTGCAGGACTTCATGAACTACCAGATCACCTCGGTGATGAAGGAGTACACACCGGAGTTCGATCAGCTCTTGTTCTACACCGGTTACGGTGGTTCGACCTTTAAAAAGGTCTACTACGATTTTCAGCTAAAGCGCATGGTCTCTAAGTTGTGCTTGGCAGACGACGTTTACATCCCCTACAACGGCTCCAGCGTGGTGTCGCAGTGCTCACGCCTGACGCATCGCATTGCCATGGACTCCAACGAGTTCAACAAGCGCGTGCTGGTCGATGAGTACCGCGATATCCCGCTACAAACCTCTGCTGCACCTACGGATGCGGGCCCTATTAGCCAGGCGGTGGACAAAGCGGTCGGCGTGCAGCCCACAGACGACGTGGGCGAGGTGTTTTTGCTTGAGCAGCTTGTGGATTTGGACATCCCAGGCTTTGAACACCGCGACGAAGACAACAACGTCACCAAGATCAAGTTGCCCTACGTCGTCACGCTCGATGAGACCAGCATGCAGGTGGTCAGTATCCGTCGGAATTGGAAAAAGGACGACGACACCTATGAGCGCCGCAACTATTTCGTGCACTATGTGCTTATTGAAGGCCTTGGCTCGTATGGTCTAGGCTTTGTGCACCTGATTGGCAGTCTGTCCAAGGCCGCAACCAGTGCCCTGCGCCAACTGGTCGATGCAGGCACGCTTGCCAACCTGCCTGCGGGCTTCAAGGCCAAGGGCGCGCGCATTGCGGACGACTCCGACCCGATCCAGCCGGGCGAATGGCGCGATATCGACGCGGGCGGAGCCGAACTGTCGGCTTCCCTGCTGCCGCTGCCCTACAAAGAGCCCAGCCAAGTGCTGTTTGCCCTCCTGGGCTTTTTGGTGGACGCCGGAAAGCGCCTGACCAGCACGGCAGATATGCAGGTGGGCGACGGCAACCAGTATGCGCAGGTCGGAACGACCTTGGCGCTGCTGGAGCGTGGCTCGATGGTCATGTCGAGCATCCACAAGCGCCTGCACTACGCCCAAAGGCTGGAGTTTCAGCTCTTGTTCGAGGGCTTTGCCCACTACTTGCCGGACGAGTACCCTTACGACGTGCCTGGGGCCAGTCGCCGCATCAAGCGGGTCGACTTCAGCAACATGGTGTCGGTGCAGCCGGTGGCTGACCCTAACATCTTCAGTACCGCACAGCGCATTCAGCTTGCTCAGATGCAGTTGCAGCTTGCTCAGAGCGCGCCTAACATGCACAACCTGTACGAGGCGTACTATCGTATGTATGCGGCGCTAAACGTGCGGGATATCGACGGCATCTTGCTGCCGCAGAATACCAACATGCCCCGCGATCCGGCATCCGAGAACGCCGACGTGCTTAACAACATGAACCTGAAGGCCTTCGCAGGGCAACAGCATGACGCGCACATCGCGGCGCACTTGATCATGGGCATGTCTCCCATGCTGCAAGCCAACCCCATCGCGGCGATGGCTTTACAGAAGCACGTTTTGGAACACATTCGACTCAAGGCGGAAGAAGATGTGGAAGCAGACCTCTTTAAGATGTATGGTACTGACCCGGACCGTCTGGTCTCAACAATCCAGAAGGAGGGAATGGTGGCGATTAAGGTTGCCGTCTACCTCCAGCAGATGAAAAATATGCAAAATCAGCTTTTGGGTGAAGGCGAGGAAGACCCGCTGATTGCCCTCAAGCGCCTGGAGATTGAACAGCGTTCCAAGGCCGATCAGGCCAAGATCAGTGTGGATCAACAGCGCCTGTCACTCGACCAACAGAAGATGCAGAACAACAACCAGATCAATCAGCAGCGCTTGCGTCTGCAGGAGATCAAAACCATGCAGCCTCAAGGAGCACAGAATGCCGCTTAAAAGAGGATCGAGCCGTAAGGTCATTAGCACCAACATTGGTGAGATGGTTGGGGCCTACAAGGACACCGGAAAGATCGGCACCAGCAAGCCTGCCAGCAAGCCTGCAGCGGTTAAGCAGGCCGCCGCCATTGCCTATGAGAAGGCTGGGAAGGACCGCAAGATGGCTAAGGGCGGAGATGTCATCAAGAAGGCCAAGGGAGTACAGGGGCCTTCGATGATTGTGAAGAAGAGGGATGGTAACAGGCCTGTTAAGATATACTGATCTGGTACTACCGCTTTCAGCCGATGCGAAAAATCGGCTGCTTTCATGGGAATCACCATGCTCGATTTTGCAGATGCAGTTCTGAGAGAAATCAGAAAGCTACAGGAGCAGTCTCAGCAGATTGTGCTTAATGGCACGATCACTGACATGGAGCGCTATCGCTTCATGATGGGACGCCTGGAGGGTCTGAAGATGGTCGAGGATTCCGTGAAAGCGCTCTTAAAGAAGCACACGGATGACGACGACTTACTCACCTGAAAGGAGAACCATGGAAGTCACTGACGCACCGATCAAAGAGTTGACCGCATTGGAGCGCAAATGGCGCGACGAGGTGGCAGCTAAACAGCCGACGCTTGACGACGCGTATACCGAGACCGGGTTTGCCCCGGACAAGCTTCACGAAGACGTCGTGGCGCGCATCCCACAGCCCACGGGTTGGCGCATCGCCATCCTGCCCTATCGAGGGGCAGAGAAAACCAAGGGAGGCATTGTCCTGGCCGAGGAAACACAGCGCAAGACGCAGCTCGCCACCGTGTGTGGCTACGTCTTGAAGGTGGGCGACCTTGCCTACGCCGACGCGAACAAGTTCTTTACCGGTCCGTGGTGCAAGGAAGGTGATTGGATCATCTTCGGGCGCTACGCAGGCGCGCGCATTCCCATCGACGGCGGGGAGATTCGCTTCATCAATGACGATGAGGTTCTCGGCGTGGTCAATGATCCTAGCGACATTCTGCACATGTAAAGGAGAGCATGATGATCGGAGAACAATTGGAGTTCAACATTGGCGAGGACGAAAGTTCTGCCACCGTCCAGGTCGGCGAGGATGGTACCGCACAACAGATCGACAAGCCCCAGGCTCGGGTCGTTGCTACCCCGAGTGATCAGAGCGCTAGTGTTTCCCGGAGCGAAGTGGATCAGTACAGCGACGGCGTCCAAAAGCGCATTGACAAGCTGACAGCCCGCTTACGCGAGACCCAGCGCCGCGAACAAGCGGCGCTGGAGTACGCCCGCAACGTCCAGGCGCGTGCCCAGCAACTGGAGCAGCAGTACCTCAACACCGATCAAGATCGCCTAAATGAGGCCCGTGGCCGCATTGAGACCCAGGTCGTGGCGCTCAAGCAAATCGTCCGCAAGGCCCGTGAAGAAGGCGACGTGGACACCGAGACCGAGGCTCAACAGCGCCTGGCCTCCCTCACCCTGGAGTCCAGTCAGGTCAGCCAGGCCGAGGCCCAGCGCCAGGCATATCTTCAACAAGTGGCATATCAGCAACAACAGGCCGCCCAACAGGCCGCCCAACAGGCCGCTTTGCAGCAGGCCCAGCCCCAGCGCCAGGCCCCCCAGGAGCTTGATCCCCGGGTCGAGGACTGGGTAGAAAAGAACCCTTGGTACGGACGGGATACGGTCATGACCCATGCCGCGTGGGGAATCCACCGTCAGTTGATCGAGGTTGAGGGGGTTGACCCCAGCACCGACACATACTATGATGAGCTAGACAGAAGGATTCGCGACGCCTTCCCGAAAAGGTTCGCGCAAAGTGGGGCCACGCGTACCGTGCAGCAGACCGTGGCACCTGCTTCCCGCTCAAGTGGGATAAATCAAGCTGCACGCCGCACTGTCAAATTGACGCCAAGTCAAGTTGCAATTGCCAAAAAGCTGGGTGTTCCTCTGGAGGAATACGCCAAGTACGTGAAGGAGTGAAGACATGACCGACGTTAAATTACCCTCCTTGAATCGCACTACGCGCGAGGCCGAATCTCGTGCAAAGGATGCGCGCCGTCGTCCATGGTCTCCCCCTTCCCGACTCGATGCCCCGCCCCCGCCCCCTGGATATCAGCATCGTTGGATTCGAGCTGAAGCCGGTGGTATTGCTGACCGATCGAACATTGCAGGTCGTCTCCGCGAGGGGTACGAGCTGGTTCGCGGCGATGAGTATCCCGACTATCACGTCCCGACGATTGAAGACGGCCGACACGCTGGAGTCATCAGCGTGGGAGGTCTCTTGCTGGCACGCATCCCGGATGAGACGGTAGCCGAGCGCAAGGCGTACTACCTAACCAGAGCGATCGACCAAATGCAGGCTGCGGACAACGAGCTATTGAAGGCCAATGCGCATCACAACATGGTCATTCAACGGCCTGAACGCAGGTCCCGTGTTTCATTCGGCGGCCCCAACAAGGGCCAGTGAATTCACTTTTTGAAGGAACCATCAAATGGCTAACGTAAACAAGCCCTTTGGTCTGCGTCCCCTCGGCAATCTGTCGGCTACAGGCTCTCAAAAGCAGTACGGCTACCAGATCGCTGATAACCAGGCTGGGGCAATTTTCCAGGGGGACCTCGTCACCCTGAAAGACGGCTTTATTTTGAAGTTTAATCCCGCTACGCATACTGCAGCAGTAGGCGTTCTGAATGGTGTGTATTACATCGACCCCACTTCGAGCAAGCCCACCTTTAAGAACTTCTATCCTGGCTCTATCGACATCACCTCTGGAACTATTCAGGCCGACGTGATTGACGATCCTAGCCAGTTGTTCATCATCCAGTGCGATGAAGACGCTGTGCAGGCGGACTTTGGCAAGAACGCAGACGTGACCGCTTCCACCACTGGCAGCACCACGACTGGTCTGTCAGCCATGACGCTCGACTCGTCTACGATTGCCACTACCGCTGCGCTGAACCTGAAGCTCATTGGTAAGTGGGACATCCCCGGGAACAACCTCGCGGAGAACTACACCGTGGTTGTTGTAAAGATCAATGAGCACCTGTACGGCAGTGCCGGTGTTGCTGGTCAGTAAAGGAGCTGAGTCATGGCAATTTCTCGCGCACAACTGGTCAAAGAGCTTGAGCCTGGCCTCAATGCTCTGTTTGGCCTTGAGTACAAGAACTACGACGAAGAGCACAAGCAAATCTACTCGATTGAAACTTCAGACCGCGCGTTTGAAGAAGAGGTCATGGAGTCGGGTTTCGCTGAAGCTCCTGTGAAGTCTGAAGGTGCTGGCGTTGCTTACGACCAAGCACAAGAGGTCTACACCGCTCGTTACACCCACGAGACCATCGCTCTGGCGTTCTCGCTGACCGAAGAAGCCGTGGAGGACAACCTCTATGACCGTCTCTCGGCCCGCTACACCAAAGCACTGGCTCGTTCCATGGCCCAGACCAAGCAGATCAAGGCTGCATCGGTTCTGAACGGCGCTTTCGACACCTCAATCGGTGGTGACGGCAAGCCCTTGTGTGCTCTGGATCACCCGACCCTGTCGGGCCCGGACCTCAAGAACGAGCTGACTACCCCGGCAGACCTGTCGGAAACCTCGTTGGAGCAGGCGCTGATCGACATCGCTGCGTTCACGGACGAACGTGGCCTGAAGATCGCCGTCCAGGGCCTCAAGCTCATCATTCCGAAGGAACTGATGTTCACGGCCGACCGTATCATGAAGTCCACGCTTCGTGTGGGTACGGCCGACAACGACATCAATGCCATTCGGAACATGGGCATGATACCGCAAGGCTACGTGGTCAACAACTTCCTGACTGACCCGGACGCTTATTTCATCAAGACCGACGCTCCCAACGGCATGAAGATGTTCTCGCGTGTGGCGATGCGTACTGGTTTCGAGGGCGACTTCGATACCGGCAACATCCGCTACAAGGCTCGCGAGCGCTACAGCTTTGGCTTCAGCGATCCTCGCGGCATCTTCGGCTCTCCCGGAGCCTAAGAGGCGTGAAAAAGGGGCGAGAGCCCCTTTTTCTATTAACTTTAAGTATATTTAGGTTATTCCGGGGTCATTCCGGTACGTCTGACAGCCCCGGCTGACGACATGCAGACAGACGTACCTTAACTCGCATGTGAGGATTAAAAATGGGTGCTTCTACCTTTTCGGGCCCGCTTAAGGCTGGCCCCATTTCTCAAACTACCGGCACCACTGTCGGTGCCGACGTCGCCAACGTCGGTTTTGTCGTGATGGCTCAGTCGGCCGTCATTGACATCATTGGCGCAAGCGCTGCTGATCAAGTCGTAGCCACCGTCCCGGCGGCCTCGCAAATCATCGACGTCATCTTGAATGTTACCACGGTCAACAACGACACGGGCACGGCTGCGGTGGTTGTTGGTACTTCCGGCGATGCAGACGCGTTCATTCCCAGCACTTCGGTGAAATCGCTTGGCACGACGCGCGGCACTCTGGACACCGAGGCCACGAATGTTGGCACCACCGACATTCAAGTGCTGGTTGATTTCACTGCTCAAAACGGTAATGGCTCCACGGGCGCTGCCACTGTTACGGTGCTGTATTTGCAAGCTCGCGCTCTCGCTTGATCGGAGGCCGTCATGAGCTTCAGCAACATTCAAGCGGTTCAAAAAACGACCTCTGCGCAGGGCGTCAATGGCCGCGCCCGCCTGCTGGGGGTCTATTTTACGCATACGGCAACGCCTGCCACTCTACTGCTGAAAACCGGCGGCAGTGGCGGCACTACTAAACTGGCGTTGACGACCCCCGCGTCAGCGGGTTCGCAGGACTTGGTCATCCCAAACATAGGCATTTTGTTTGATGATGGCATTTACATTGCGATCAGTTCGGCCGAGATTACTAGCGTTACGCTGTTGTTTGAAGGTGGGGCGGCGGCGTGATAACTACCAAAAAGGGCATGGGCATTAAAACTTCGGTTAAGTCGGGTAATTTTCGATCGACTAAAGCGGGTGCAGGCATGACCGACAAGGGCGTCAAGGCGTATCGTAAGGCTAATCCGGGCAGCGAGTTGAAAACAGCGGTGACGAGCAAGAACCCGACACCTGCGGAGGCAAAACGTCGTTCTTCGTATTGCGCACGTTCAAAGGGCCAGATGAAACAGTTTCCAGAGGCTGCAAAAAACCCTAATAGCCGTCTTCGCCAGGCCCGAAAAAGGTGGAGGTGTTGATCTGTAAATCAAAAGTTTAATAACTTTAAAGAAAGGGTAGTTTAATGAAAAATTCAAAGATGAAGATGGTTAAAAAGGGCGTCAAAAAAGTGCCAGCTTTTGCGGCCGACGGCGTGGGCAAGATGGAGAAGGGTGGCATGGCCGACAAAACAGGCCGTGCTATGAAGACTAACTCGGCCGATGCCAAAGGCCGTGCTATGAAGAAAGGAACTTGATCATGGCTGGAAGAGGAATGGGAGCTGCTGCGCGCGGCGGCGGCGCTGTGATGACTGGCGCTGCACAAGAGACAATGTCCGAGCCTAGTAAAAGTACTGGTGTGCCTATGATGGCTAAGGGGGGTATGGCTAACAAAGGCAACGTCAATGAGCATAAGCGCATGGCCATGGGCAAGCCTATCAAAAAAATGGGCGGCGGTATGATGTCCAAGGGGTACGCTGCTGGCGGTATGATGTCCAAGGGGTACGCTGCTGGCGGTGCTGCTAAGAAAATGGCCAAACGCGCTAAATAATGGCCTATCTCATTAGTAACATCCCGTACTTTAAGTGCTGGGTTAGGCGCGAATTTACCCATATGCACGAGAAGTACCAGGGTGAGTATTTGCATGCAAACGTCATTGCGGTAAATACGATGCCGGATCGTTGCTTGAGTTTTCAGGTTGTGTTTACGGGGTGCGAAAGCCACGTAGATGGCTCTGAGAACGTCCATGGGGGAGCCATGTGGGCGCGCATGCCTATCACTGCCCTGGTGGGAGACATTCCACTGGAGGAGTGGCCGGAACGTATGCCGACGTACATGGCCCAACCTTGGGACTGCCCGTCGCATCATCACACTGTGATCAAGTTTGCGCGGACAAGTCCTAGTCCTTGGTTATGCAAGATTGACGGCGAGTTCTACACAGGTCGGTATTTGTTCACCGTGGACTACACGGAGAGCGAGGTTGCTGATTGCCCTGCGCAGCACAAACAAAGTCACGTCTTAACTTTGACTGACGCAGGAAAGTGGACAGGCAACATCGTGGCCCTGCCAAACAACCGGGTCAGGGTCACAAGTCCTGCGTTTTGGCAAACAGGCGACGGTGCACCTGACTTTAGGCCAAGCCAGTGGACGCATTGCGCAGAGCAAGATGATTCGTATATGGACACACAAGCAACCTTTGATAACTTGTATAACAGATGAGCACGTCTGGCACCACAACATTTAACTTGTCAATTGATGACCTGGTTCAGGAGGCCTACGAGCGCTGCGGCATGCGGCCGCAAAGCGGGTACCAGCTCGCCACTGCACGCCGCTCGCTAAATTTGCTTTTTCTCGACTGGGCCAATCGCGGATTGAACCTGTGGACAATTGAAGAGGCTACTTATACTCTGACTCAGGGCGACAATGAGATCAGCCTCTCGACAGACACGGTCAATGTGTTGGAAGCCATCATTCGTCAGAACAACCAAGGCGTTAACACTGATGTTTACATTGAGCGCATCAGTCGGGAAGATTGGTTGAACGTCCCTGACAAGACGTCGCAGTCGCGCCCTGCGCAGTTTTATGTACAGCGGGCGAACACCCCCAAGGTGTTTTTTTATCCAGCAGCGGATCAGACCTACACTTTTGTGTACTACCGCATCCGTCGCATTCAAGACGCGGGTGATTACACGAACGTGACGGACATTAACTTTCGTTTTTTGCCTTGTCTGGCATCGGGCTTGGCCTACTATTTGTCCCTGAAGTTTGCAGCCGATCGCACAGCGGCATTGAAGGCCATCTACGAAGAGGACTTCAACCGCGCGGCTATGGAGGACCGAGACACTGCCAGCGTGCAGTTTGTCCCGGATTTAGGGGTGTAGTGTGGCTTATGCAACGGGCAAATACTCCCTTGCGCTGTGTGACTTCTGTGGGCAG